TTCGGAAACCTATGGAAAATGTATCGACAATGACCCCACCGGACCCGAGGGTGGAGCAGAGAGCTGCCGGTACAGCTACGGTCCTATCCGGTAAGGAAGAACCGAAGCAGTACCGAATGTGGTCTGCAATCTACCACGACAAGGACACGGACAACCTGTTCCTATGGTACGACGATGGGACGCTTGAACAGAAGCGTATAGTTAACACGTTCTACACCCCCAACAGGGGTGAGTTCGGCGCAATGCCCTGCGGGATGAAGGACATCTACGGCAGGGAGATGTATTCCGTGCAGCGGCATACGGTACCCGAACAGGATATCAGGAAGAGATATCGCGGACCCCACAACCACCTGGCAGAAATCGACATCGACCCGAGGGCCAGGTTCCTTCAGAAGCACTATGCGAACACCGGCATGCTCAAGCCGGACATGAAGAAGATTAACATCTGCTTCCTCGATATCGAAGTTGAGACTACAGGCCGCTTCCCGGCGGCCCACCGCGCAGAGTATCCAATCAACTGCGTCACCATCTATTTTTCTGCTACCGACAACTATGTTACGTACGGCGTAGGCCGTGATATTGACGATGACGTGAAGGAGGCGATGGCCAAGGAGAACGGCAAGTACGTGCTCTGTGAGTCCGAGACCGACCTGCTCCGTCAATTATTTACCGAGATTGGAAACAACGAAGTGGCCATCCTTTCCGGTTGGAACTTCTCCTACGATACCACGTACATGGTGAACCGCGCCGAGAAGCTCGGCGTCGAGCTCAAGCTCATGTCCAGGCTCCCTGCCCAGTTCAAGAAGGCATGGGTGAACAATGACGGCGAACTGCAGATTGCAGGTACCGAAGTCATTGACTTCCTGGCGCTCTACCGCAAGTATACTTTCTCTGAAGAACCTTCCTACAAGTTGGACTACATCGGCGGCAAGGTCTGTGGCGAACATAAGGCTCCGCTTCCAGACGGCTACAAGTCCTGGAAGAACCACTGGTCGCAATTCATATACTATAACTGGCAGGACGTCCGCCTGCTGAAGAAGATTGAGCTCAAGGAACGCATGTTCCAGCTGTGTGTGACCGCTGCCGCGGAAGCGCACGTCCCGTTCTCGTTTGTTTTCGAGTCCAAGAAGATGCTGGTCGGGTTCGTGATGAACTACCTGCACCAGAACGGCATGGTGTTCCCTGCATACAAGGAACAGCAGAAGGAAGAATATCCCGGTGCGTTCGTGTACTCGATTCCGGGATTCTATGAATGGCTGGTATCGTACGACTACCGCTCGCTGTACCCGTCAATCATGATGACATTCAACACGTCGCCGGAAACCAAGGTCATCAAGCCGATGGACTACGTGATGACCGAGGAAGAACGCGCTACGCTCATCGAGAGCCCGTGGACTCATAACGGCAGGTACAGGGTTTACTTCAGGAAGGACAAGGAAGGCATCGTCCCGAAGGTCACCCGGCTCCTGTTCGACGGCCGAGCGAACCTGAAGAACAAGATGAAGGCCGCCAAGAAGGCCGGCGACCACGAGATGACCGGCATCTACGACATGATGCAGAAGGTGTACAAGGTGCTAGGCAACTCCCTGTACGGGTTGCTCGGTTCCAACTACTTCCCGCTGTATGACGTGGACAATGCCGCATCCATCACTGCTTACGGACGAAACCTCATCAAGTTCACTATCGAGCAGCTTGCACATTACCTCAACGAGGAAGTATGCAATGACCAGCGGTTCATTGACGCGTTCGGGTATGTGCCCAATATTAACCCGGACTATCTCGGGACTACCCTCGACGACGAAGGACAGGTCCTGTACAAGAGAATGTCTCACGGTGACACCGACTCGTTTTACTGCAAGGTCGGTGACCTCTTCGAGGAATTCCATAAGAAGGAAGGCACCGGTACAGAAGTTATCGTCTACAAGGGGCACCAGCAGGTTGAACGCTTTACGTTCGGCAATTCGGAAGAACAGGAACTCGAGTCCAAGAAGTGCTTCAACCGCATGTGCAACAAGTACGCACATGACACGTGGCATGACCCGGAGAACCGCGCTATTGACAAGAAGACCGGTCTTTCCAAGGTCAAGATTATGTTCCACGACGGTATCGTATGGGGCAGCGAAGGCCATCGTATCATCTACAGCCGTTACAGGCTCACTGACTTCTGCCGTATGATGGACGCCGTGATTCTCGAGGAAAAACTCGACGAGTTCATGCTTGCGTACGCTACCAAGTGGGGATACCTCAAGAACGAGCTGTTCCTCAAGCGCGAGAAATGTATCTACAAGGCTATCGTCACTGCGAAAAAGAAGTACATATGCGAAGCTGAATCCAACGAAGACATTGTCTACTTGGACAAGGAACCGGTGAAGGACGAGGAAGGCAACATCATAAGCATCGGCTCTATGGAACTGACGCCTGACTTCGCGGTGACCGGTCTTGAAATCGTGCGTAGTTCGACCACGTTGTTCTCCCGCGAGCGTATGATGGACATGGTGAAGCTCATGCTGAAGACGATGGACAAGGCGGTCGTGCGCGAGCGCCTGCTCGAAATCAAGCGCGAGTTCTACCAGGCTGTCAGCGAGGGTAAGTACTCGTACATCGCCATGCCGTCCGGCATGAAGGAAGAACCGATTCCTTACCCGATTCAGTGCAGGCTTCCCCAGGAAGAACTCGGAAAGCTCGACTGGAGACGCCGTGCGGCTTCCGTGTGGAACTACCTCATCGAGACGGACCCGGTGCTGTCCAAGGAACCGTACGAACCGATTACGGCCGGCGAGAAGATGAAATTCATCAAGAAGGCGGACGAGGATTACGGTGTGACCATCATCTGCTACACTGGTGAGCAGTGCCCCCAGAGGCTCATTGATTTGTTCCATATTGATTGGGATAATCAATGGAGAGTGTCGGTTGCGCAGATATTAGGAAGGCTATTTACAGCAGTTGGATGGCCAGAGGAACTAGAATATGATGAAACGGAGGCCATGCTAGACTTGATATAAAATATTTCAACTGGGACGAGCAATCAGTTGCCCAGCAGCATTAGCTGCTAAGTCTATTTATTAGACTTATTGCTGATTAGACTAAGTTGAGCATTATATATGCTTAACTACGTTGAGTTGGTTATGACACCTTATGATGCTAGGTCAAGTCATATGCTCTGTCGAATGCTATTAAAAGTCCTTATGGGTAGGGAGTGTGTAGTATTCTGAACAAGCCAATTCAACATTGTCGATGACCACCAACAGGCAAGCTGCCTGCATTACCTATTTAGTTAGGATATAAGTTTGTATGGTATATGTGATAGACGAAACCGGCGTACCTTTAATGCCAACCAAACGGCTTGGACATGTACGCGGATTACTTAAAACAAACCGGGCGGTAATAGTATCCTATCGGCCGTTTACCATACAGTTGAAATATGGCACCCCCAAATATGTACAGGAGGTGTCTTTAGGCGTGGATACGGGAAGTAAACATGTTGGCCTATCAGTCACTACTCCAAGGAGAGTTTTATTTGAGGCACAGCTTGAATTACGAGATGATGTGAGTCGAAAGCTTCGTGAGAGAAAAACATTGCGAAAAAACCGACGCGCCAAGCACACTCGATATCGAAAGCAGCGGAGCTTAAATAGAATATCCAGTAAACCATCGGGGTGGATTGCTCCTTCGGTAAGACATAAAGTGGCGGCACATTGCTATTGGATAAATCATTTATGCCACATTATGCCGATATGCCGTATCATAATAGAAGTTGGTAATTTTGATATCCAGGCGCTGATGGCACGCGACATGAATAAAGACATCCCGCATGGAAGTGATTATGCCCATGGTGACCAGTATGGCTTCAACAATGTACGAGCATACGTTCTGCATCGGGATAACTATATATGTGCCGTATGCCGTGGCTCCAGGAAAGAGCATAAGTTACATGTTCATCATATCCGGAGTAGGCAAGTTGCCGGTGATTCGCCGCACAACTTGATTACGTTATGTGCAA